GGGTTCTTTGACCCACGACGTTCCGTTCCAGACATTGATGCGCCCGCCAGACGATGCAGCGGCATCGCGAAGCGCGAACACCGAACAAATCCAGGAGTCGGCGTATTCTCCTAGAATGTCGGCATCCACGGCACCGCTTGTCCATGGTGGGTGAAAACCAAGCGCCTGATAACAGTGATCCGAGTCACCTGCTGTTCCGTCGTAAATTGAAAATGTAAGATAATTCGTGGCTGGAGCAGCCCATCTGACGTTGCTTGTTCCACTTGCCGACCAATCATGAACAAGACCGATAACAACTGTCCCAGGTGTCACCGGAGTTATTGCCGGAGGATTGGCGTTGCTAGTACCTCCGTTTTTCGTGACGTGAGCAGCAAGACTTGGCGTGATGTCAAAAGGAACAGATCTGTTCACGCCCCTGAAAACATAGGCTATCCAAGTGCCGCCGTTCGTCACGTTATAAATATTGGGAACAGCTATGGTTGTTTCACCAGGATCCTTGAATTTCCAGAAATGCCTGACAATCAATCTTGAATTTTGTGTAATAGTACCGAAAGGGTCAGTGTACCCGGCTGTCGTTATATTGGGGATAGCCGCACCGACAGTCGCTGCAACGACAAGAATAAAATCGTCTGTCAATGTTGGTATGTTGTTTAAGCCAGTTATCCAATTACTCACCTGAGTAATGTCTATGGCTGTTCCGCTCGATCCGGTTGATCCAACAAGTGTGATCGGCATCAGTTCGTATCCACCCAGATGTCGTTGACGGCAGGCGTTGTCGGCGCAGTCGTCCCGACAGCGATGTTGCGCGCAGCCCCGGTGCCGAGCGTCAGCCAGGAGGGCGCAGCCGCGCCGTTGGTCTTCAGCACCTGGCCGGGCGTCGAGGCAGCACCAGCCGCCAGCCGAACCCAGTTGGTGCCGTCGTAGTACATCAGGTCACCGAGCGCATCGGAGCCGAGCGCGATCTTGGCGCCCGTCACAGCGTTGTCGGCAATCTGGGCCGTCGCCACAGAGGTAGCCGTAGCAAGCGCACCAAGCCCGAGTGCGGTGCGCTGGGCTGCTGCATCCGCCGCCGTCATCATCGTGCGCCCGGCAGCCGTGGTATCCGAGATCTGCGCGGTGGTGTGCGTGTGCGCCGTTGCTGCTTTTGCATCAAGCGCAGTCTGCAAGCCGGTGACATCGGCAATGACATGCTGGTGACCGACCGCCGCCATCTGCTGCGTCACGCCGTTGACCTGAGCAAACATGCCAGCCGTGGTGAACCAGACATCGCCGTCCACGGGAGCTGTGGGCGCGGCGCCGGGTGTCACGGTGAGCCCCGCTCCGCCCGTGGCCGATGCCAAGGTGCTCAGCTTACCCGTCAGCGTGCCGCCCGTGCTCGAGAACTTGCTGTCGGCGTATTGCTTGGTGGCGGGCTCCAGGGCCGCCGTTGGGTCCGCAGCCAGCACCAGCGGACCTGTGAGCGTGCCACCAGCCAGCGGGAGCATCTTGTCGGCATACTGCTTCGTGGCGGGCTCAAGGGCCGCCGTGGGGTCCGCAGCCAGCACCAGCGGACCCGTCATCGTGCCGCCAGCCTTGTCGAGCTTGCCGCTGATCGCCGTGGCCGAAGACGTGTCGCCTACCAAATCCCACTTGCCGTTGGCATTGTAGATCAGGAACTGTCCAGCCGATGCGGTCGTCGGAGCCCCGTTCAGCCGGGTAGCCCAGGACGCATCGATCGTGCCCGTGGTGGAGACGGCGTAGTAGTTCCCCGTGACGGGCGTCCCGGTGAGGGCATAGGCCAGCGTGACGTTCACGGTGCCGAGGTAGGCTGCGGCGATCGGCACCAGCGACTGGTCGATGACGCCGGCCGCATTCAGCTTGACCACCTTGCCGGCGTAGGGCGCCGAGCCACCCACGACCGTCTGGTACGGGCCGTTGTCCACGTATTGCTTCGTCGCGGCCTCAAGGGCGGCAGCCGGGTCTGCCGGCAGCACCAGCGGCCCCGTCATGGTATCGCCCGCCTTCTTCACGTTCAGGCCGTCCTGGGCGTCCACGTAGGCCTTGGACGCGGCGTGGGCGGGCTGGGTCGGCAACCCGTTCAGGCTCAGGTCACCCGTCAGCGTGCCGCCGCTGGTGGGCAGGCGCTGGTTGACCGCCGCCGTCGCTGCCGCACTGACGGCATCCAGCTGCTGCTTGGTCACCGCTCCCAGAGCCACCGCGGCATCACCGGACAGAACCAGAAGGCCCGTCATCGTGCCGCCCGACTTTGCCAGCTTGGCATCGAGTGCTGCCTGCGTGGCCGCATTGATCGACGTGCTGGAGGCGCTGGCATAGGGCAGCGCGGACCAGGTGGCCGAACCGTCGCCTACCTTGATGCGGATGTCGGTTGCCGACACGCGCTCGATGCCGATCTCGCCCGAGCCCAGCACGATGTTGTTGGCAGCCCAGTCAGCGGTGCTGCCGACCAGTTGCCGCATTCTCTTGAATTCGTCAGCCACGGCTGTGTCTCCTTATGCTGCGGGCGTGGCGGGCGTGCCAGCCGTGATGGTATCGGTTGAAGGCGCGGGCGGTGTACCGGCGATGATCCAGTTCGGTGACGGTGCGGGCGGCGTTCCGCCGATGACCCAGTTGCCGCTTGGCTGCACGACGCCTGCCGGCAGCGTGTCCATGTCCATCTCGGCCTGGAACGACACCCGCATGTAGTCGGCGTCGATCGGCTCAATGGTGATGTCGCTGATGTAGCGAATAGTGTGCGCGACAAGCGTTTTCCCCGCCAGCCCGGCATAGTGGCTCTCGAGGTTCATCTGGTGCCAAGAGTAGCCGAACTGGTTTGCCCACGACTGCCACGTCCACAACTGCGGAAGCGTCAGCACCAGCGACAAGGTGAAGATGTGCCGCTCGTTCTTGGCGATGCGGCGCTGGCGCTTGTTCCCGTGCTCGAAGGTCACGGCGGTCATGCCGTAATCGACATCGACCTGGTAGCCTTCGATCTGCGGGCACGGCAGCGTGCTGGGGTAATCGGTCATCGTTACACCGCATCCAGATATTGCGTGATCATGGAAGGCGAGAACTCGGCGTTGACGCTGATCTGAACCGAGGATTCCGTGATGTTCCTGACCGACAAGCCGGACGTGAACCGGATCACATGCGGGGACAGCCGCTTGCCCAGTTGCCCCGAGTACAGGCTGGGCAGGTCAAGCTGGAACCAGTCATATCCGTTGGCTTTCACCCAGGTTTCCCAGGCACCCCACTGCGTCACCGTCATCACGAACGATAATGCAATTGCATGAGGCATCGTTCTGAAAACGCGGCGCTGAACTTGGTGCATCGGGATTTCGGTTCGGGCAGCCCCCATCGCCACATCGGCGCGGTAACCTGCGATCTGGACACACGGGAAGTCTGAGGGGTATGTCTGCATTGGTTACCTCAAGAACGCCATCGCGCCGGTGAAGACATTGGTATCGTAATTCACAGCCTCTACAGTCACCGTATTTTCACCATTCGGCCTGACAACGGTAACCGTGAAATCGCGAACCAGTTTCGATTGCTCGCCAAAAACGAATGTCGTGAAATCCCACTCGTTATCCACATCAGGCGTGAACGGCAGCGCAGCACCCGTGACGCAGATGTGCGGTTGCGGTCCTTGTGTAACCGGAATCGGATCTGTGACGCTGCCGTCGCGCCGCTTGAACATCACAAACTTTTGCCCGGCTCCTGACCAATCCAGATCATGATCTGCGTCTAAGCGGTTTGCACCGATAACCTTGACCACCTGCCCGCTGTCGCCCCACTTCGGGACATTGTGCTGGATTCCACAACGGTCACCCGGCTGAACAAGCAAACCTTCCAACTCAGTATCGAACGTCACCCGTTTCCGCTGCAGGCGAAGGCGGTTCCACACCAGACGGGCGTATTCCGCCGCGTGCGTCGGATTGATCACACCTTCGACCTGGTACTTCTCGGGACGCAGCGAACCGGCAGGATAGATCGAGTAGGCAGACCGCCAGTCCTTCTCGTTTATGTATTCGATTTCGACGCCATCCGGCGCGTCTTCCTGATCAAACCCATACGAGATGCTCATGGTATCCGCGACGATGTTGGCATCGCTGAACAATGCGCTTCTGATCAACTTCACGCCATCTTCCGCAATCGACATTTTCGCACCGAGCGGCAGCGGTTCGGCGGCATAGGGAATCGTCACCGACCGCAATGCCTCCCAGACCGTTGAGCGGTCGCGGAACACATGATCAAAGCTGTAGGCCGCCCACTTTGTCCTGATCGCCGTCAGCGTCGTCAGGTCGAGTTCGCCAACGGGCCGGTTCGCGCCGTAGACAGCCTGCGTGTAAATGTCAGCAAACGCATCGACGGCGTTGCGCGTGGCAATCTGAGATCCGCCGCCCGCTGGCGCAAGCAACCGCTGCGCCCGACAATAGATGCGAACGGCTGCATCGCTGCCCAACCCTTGCGAAGCCTTCACGCGAACAGCCAGCAACGTCACGTCGCCGTAGACCGGCGTTGTCGCGGTATCGAGATACAGCTTCAACCCCGTCCAGAGGAACCTGTCGCCGCCGTTGTTCGACGCGGGCTGCGTCGTGATGCGTTCAATTTTAACCGCCCAGCGGGCGGACTTGGGCGCGGTTATCATGTACGAGCGGCGCAGTGGCGATGTGATCTCGGCGCGATTCTTCGTTGTCGTGCCGCTCGTCGTGGCGGTTCCGGTCGTGGCAGTCGTGTAGGACGCGCCATGAACTGTCGTCGATGTGATAAGCGATGAATAGGTCACACCGATCAGGTTGTCCGCGTCATCAAGCTCCATGTAATAGACGCGGAACTGCGTCGTTCTGCCAAACAGTCTTCCGTCCGCATCAGGATCGTTCTGGCCGCCGGGGAAATTGATATCGACCTGTATCTTGCTGCCCTTCTGGCCGGGTTTGCAGGCCGCGAAGAACCCAGCAGCGTTTCCTGTGTTCAGGAACTCCTGGTTGGAAACCTCTGTCGAGGTGACGACGTTCTCATGGAACCCGCCACCCATTGCCGCCGCGATGACGCCCATCTGCTTCTTGTGATCTGCAGGTTTGAATACCTTCCAACTCAAGACGCCGGTCGGCATCGTGTCCGCATTCGTTTCACCTGCGAACACGTCGAGGATATCAACATCACCCTGCCCCACGCACATGACGACATCAAGGTATTGCGTGCCGTTGTAAAGCTCGCTGGTCAGGCTCGACTGGTTCCAGTCGATCCACGTGTAAGGCTGCGTGATGTAATCCGGTGTGGTCAGCACCTTGCCATAGATAACCGGAATGGCTTCTCCGACCCTGGCTGAATTTTGATCTGAGGAAACCTCAAACGCAGAAGCCGCCTGCCCTTTCATCTTCTGCTCTTTGGGCAGAAATGCCTGCATGGCGAAATACGTGACGGCAGCAAGCGCGGCGCTGATCAGGAAGCCGACAGCAATGGTTGTCAGCGTCACCGGGTCGCCCGGCATCAGCGCGATGACGACAACATCGTCGTGCTGCAGTTCATAGTCGAGGTTGTCGAGCGGCTGCTCTTCCGAGTTCACAAACAGCTTCACCGGCATACCGAATCCGGTTGGATAATTGTTGCACAGCCAATCAATCACTTTCTCGCCAGCCGGGCGCGGGTGAACCTCACGGCTCGAGGGATCAAGGGGATTGCGGAGGATTACGATTGCTGCCACTTGTAATACTCCACCGCCGGATAAAGGTTTGCAAAGCGCGAGAATGGATGCCACGTCGAGCCGAACGCCTTGGCCGCGTGCAGCACGCCGCCGCTGAACACCACGCCGACGTGATGCGGGCGCAGCGTCGAGCCGACAATGGCGATGTCGTAATCCACAGGGCTCTCAACCCGGATTGACCGGCCACCCGCCGTCTCGCCAGCCAGGGCCGCAGAGATGGCCCGAGACGCCGCCTGCGGCCCTGACCCCGCCGCATACCAGTCGGGCAGCTGCACGCCCCTGGCAGCCTTCAGGACCGCCGCGACAAGGCCATAACAATCGAAAGCGTCCGGCCCGCGTGCGCCTTCCCGATATGGCAGACCGATAAAATCGTTCATGTTCATCGGCGCAGCCCCGGATAGGCGTCATAGCGATAGACGTTGTAGGGAAACGCGCGGTTCAGCACATCCGCCCGCGTGGCAATGGCAGAAACCGACTGCCGTGTCATCTGCACGCTGGTGATGACAAGCGACAGAGGTGGTGAGTTCTGCGGCTGCGATGAATTGGCGTCGAGGTAAACCCGGTATATGCAGCGGATCGGCTCCTCCGGCTTCGCGATAGCCAGTTCCAGCGGGTCAACCAGATCCTGCCCGATGTTCGCCAGCGTCAGCGACAGATCCTGGTTGCCTTCCTTGTCCACGGTCGGCAGCACGATGCGGAACGGCACCGGCAGGAAATTGACCAGGCTT